GCTTTAACAGCAACTAAGATACTTGATATTAAAGCAAGTCATGCTTTCCCACTATCAGATGACAAAGTTAATGTAAGTTTAGGTAGTTCAACATATGATGGACTTTATACTCTAGCAGATAGATTTGAATCGGAAGTAACTCTATTAATGCCAGATACTACAATCAAAGGTTATTATGATAACTATACTAAGGTACAGTCAGATGTAACAATCACTGATACTGGAAGAATAATAACTGGAAGTGTAACTAACCTAAATCCACTTATTACTCTTACATATCCAATTCAAGAGATAACTAAATGGAATAGAGAAGGAAGTGTAGATGATCTAGTTAAACAAAAGCTATCACTACTTGCTCTTAATAAGACTGGTGTAAGTAATGCACCTATGAGTATATTAGTTAAGAACAGTGTATCTTCTTATTAAATAAGTGGTAAATACTCTCCAACTTTTCTCTGAGGTTGGGGAGTTTACCTTATAATCAGAGAGAAATTATTTTTTATCAGAGATGATATGATCAGAAGAAAAGTAAGAGTAGACCTAGCAGAGTTTGATTCAGACTGGAAGGATAGTTATATCCTTTTATATACAGGTGGAGTACAAGATCAATTAGATACAGGTAAGAAGTTAAGGAAAAATGCTAGAGAAGAAAAGAGAATCACCGATCTTAAATCGGACTCTAAAGATGAGAAATACATAGAAGAGCAGGACAAGAAACTAGATGAATTGGCTAAGGATATATTTAATATCTTTTATGATTCGGTTTCAGAACATTTTCTAGGTGGTCAAATATATGATTTTGATTTAAAGGCTAATAGAGAATTAAAGAAGGAGGATATAGTTTCATTTGATATTGAAGTTATTAAAAAGGCATATAGTAGATTAGTTGGGAATGTTGAAAAAAAATTATAGATGCTTATCGTGAAGTATTAAAGTTTGGTGAGAGTTCTGCGATAAGTGATGAAGACTTAATAGAACTAGAGTTGTTACAATATCAAAAACTGAATCCAGGTATGACTTTAGAACAGATCATGACAGAAGACTTAGACTGGATCAGAAAAAGAATTGCATTAGAGCAAATTTTAACAGAACACAAAAATGAACAACAACAACATTGATATTAAGGTAACAGCAAAGGACATGGCTTCTGATACTCTAAAGAGTGTCAAAGGATCTATAGATGGTTTGGTATCTCTAGCTTCAATAGCAGCAATCGTAGCGGTTGGACAACAACTCTATGAGCTTGGAAGAAAAGCAAATGATTTGAATGATGTAATGACAGGTTTCTCTCGTAGTTTTGGTAATTCAGTAGAAAATTTAAACAGACTTAGAGAAGCTACTGGTGGTGCAATCTCCGATTTAGATTTATTAAAGAATGCTAATAAAGCCTCACTTACAGGTGTATCTGATAACATAGATGAAATTGGAAGATTAATGCAAATTGCTCAAGTTAGAGGTAAAGAGCTTGGAATAAGTAGTCAAGAAGCATTTGACCAAATGTCACAGGCTATATTAAGACCTGCTATGTTAAAGAGATTAGGCTTTGATATTCCAGAGGCTATGGCAGATATGACCACAGGAATGTCTACAGCAGAGCAAAAGGCTATTGGACTAGATATAGTACTCTCTCAAGGCTCACAAATGCTTAAAGACTATGCAGATAGTGGTGTTAATGTTGCAGATGAATTTGAACAGTTTCAGGCTACTCTTGATAATCTTATAGGCGTACTTGGACAAATGTTCTTGCCTATTATTACTATTGTAATTGCAGTTGTTGCTAAGTTAGCAGAAGGATTACAGAGTCTTTTCACAGATGGTAAGCCTATGGCTCAAGAGATGACTAAATCGGTTGATAAAACAAAAGACGCTGTAAAGGCTCTAAGCAAAGAAGCAATAGCAGCAAGAGATAATATTGCAAAGATTAGAGATCAGATTCAACAAGAGAATGAAGCGTATAACAAACAACTAGCAAGTATTATTGATGGAAGGAATACACAAGTAAATGAGAATAAAAAGCTATTAGATAGAGAGCAAAGAGACTTCTTTAAGTCACAAGAAAAGAACTTAAAAGAGTTTAATAAGACTCAAGATCAACTTAAAAAAGAGTATACACAAAAGACTAAAGATCAAGAGTCACAAAACCAAGCTAGACTTAGAAACCTTGAAGCCTCTTTAAGAGAAGGACTTGTTTTTGGATCTGCTACATATGAAGAGCAAACAAGAATTATGATGAAGGCTCTTGATGATGAGAAGTTAGCAGGAGAACAAAAGACACAAGAGATCAAAACTCAATTAGAAGATGAATTAAAGTCTAACACAGATAAGTTTGAAGAAGAAAAGGCAAATGCACAGTCTGCATATGATGAAACAACCAACGCCTTAAAGTTAAAGATAGCAGAAGATGAAGCACTTTTAACTAAACATGCAGAAGATGCTAAAACAATTAATAGAAGTATTTTACTAGATGAAATAGATGAACTAAAGAAGACTCATGCAAGAAGACTAGAGGAATTAAATAAACAATTAGCTAAAGAACAGAGTGCATGGAAAACGGCTATGGGTAATGTTGGTGACACCTATAAGAATAAACTTGGAGAAATGGGTGATATGAAAATAGATATGTCTAAACTATTTGATTCTGTAGATTGGGATAAAAGTTTTAAGGCAATATTAGCAGGAATGGCAAGAATGGCATTTAATACTGTCAAATTACTAGTTACTACTGGCATTGACATTATATCAGGTTTGCTTTTGGCATATTTAAAGGTACTTGGTGCAATAGCTCCTAGTAGTCTTGTTGATAAAATGGCGGCATTTTTAATTAGTGTTAATATAGGTGCTAAAAATGACGCAAACAAACAGGTTGATAGTAATAGAGATTATTTTATAGACTCTGTGGGACTTAAAGGTTTTGCTACTGGTACAAATTATGCTATGGGTGGAAGTTATGTAGTAGGAGAGCAAGGACCAGAAGTTGTTAGTTTACCTGCAGGTAGTTCTGTAACACCTAACAATCAACTAGGCGGTAAAAGTGCTAATATAACTATTAATAATTACAATTCACAACTAGACTATTTAGCATTGTCTAGAAATATCGGATTTATTTTAAGGACTTTATAACATGGCAAGTTCTGCTTGGATTACATACAATGGACTAACATTAAAACCAGAGAATGGTTATACGATTACACAGTTTGAAGAAAACACTCCTATAAGAATATCGGAAGACTTATTGACTGGGCAACATGGTGGTGTAGTTTGGAAGACTAAATATGCCATGAAGACTATTGCAATAGAAGGAGAGATACTAGGTGGTGATTCTTCTACATACTTTCTATTAAAGAATGCTTTGATTAATGCTTTTTCTGCTCTTGCAGAAGAAGATACTTTAGATGTTACAGTTTGGAATGGAAGCTCTAAATCAATAGATGCTTGGGTTATTACTCAACCAATCATAGTTGAAAAGAGTGGATATACAACAACTAATCAATACAGAATAGAGTTAAGAGCTGGAAGTCCTTACTGGTCAGGCTCTTCTGCGATTACTGGAAGTTGTGGATTAGCAATTAGTGGTGGTACTCCTGTATCAAGTCCCGTTGGATCACCTGTTCTAGTGGTTGGTGGTAATAGAATAACTTTAAATAATACTGGTGATGTAGAAAACTATGCAACATTTGAAATAAGAAATGCTTGTACTAATCCATCAGTATTAAATATCACAACAGGTGCTACCTTCTCATATACAGGTACTTTAGTAGATGGAGATGTCTTACAAGTTGGAAGAAGTAGTGCTGGTGAATACTGTTTATTAAATGGATCAAATGTCTACTCATACTTTACTGGTACTGTATTTCCAATTATAAGAGGTGTGAATGTTTTAGCTTTTTCTGCTAGTTCTTATTCGGCTACAGCAACACTTACAGTAAATCTCTATGAAAAGTTTTTAAGTATCTAACTATGTATACTCTTGAAATCTATCAACTTAATCCATTACTAGGAACTTTTGCTCGTATAGACACTATTGATACATACAAGAACTTATCATTTACAGATAGATTAAATGGAATAGGAAGTTGCACCTTTTCATTAAGTATCTATGATCCAAAAGCAAGTCAGGCTAATTTAATACGATTCAGAAATCATGTTGTAATTAAAAAAGATTCTGTTATCAAATGGTTTGGTCCTATTGTTAATGTAAACTCAAACTTTGTTGGAATTGAAGGTGAAATCAATGTTGAGTGCAATACAATGCTTTACCACCTAAAGACTAGGTATACAGCAAAGTTATTAGAGATAACAGCAACAGATCAGTCTACAATTCTATGGAACTTAATTAATACATCACAAGGATTAGCTTATGGAAATCTTGGTATAACAGCTGGAAGTTTACCTGCAACAGTTTCAAGAGATAGAACTTATCCATACACGGATTTGGCAAGTGCAATCATAGGTATGAGCAATATTATCGGTGGGATAGAGTTTGACTTTCAGGCTACAACATCAGGAGGTCTATTTACAGGCTGTACCTTCAATACTTATGTTTCTAAAGGTACTACAAGGTCAGATTTACCTGCTTTAAAGATAGATTCTAATATGAAGATGATTCAAACAGCTACAAAAGAGAACATATTCAATAATATGATATTAGAAGGTGCAGGAACAGGTGAAGTCTTAATATCAACAGGAAGTGATAGTGCTTCACAAAGTGCCTATACTCGTAGAGAGGAAATAATAAAGGCAGCTGATGTTTCAATACAAGACACATTGGACACAAAACTAAACAACTTGCTAAACTTTTATAAGGTTGAAGGATCTTTAGTTGAGATGGAATTATATCCAACTAAGACACCAACACTTGATGATTTAAACTTGGGAGATGTACACACTCTTAATATATCTTTAGCAGGAACAGGTGGATATTTAGATATGGTTAAACAGGCTAGGCTTTGGGAATATACAGTAAGTATTGATGTAAATGGAGTTGAAAGAGTGAAACCTAAGTTTATCTTAATAAACTAATGAAGACTGTAATTTTATTACTTTTAATATTACTAATAATAGTGCCACAGGAAATTATTAATCAGGACAAACTAACCAATAAATTAGCAGATTTAGATGCAAGACTTGGTGCTATGGAAAGTGCTAGACAACCTTATGTTGGGGACTGGTATTCTTTTAATGTTGCATCTATCTCTTATTCTAGTGCCACAAGAATCAATATTACAGACACTACGATAGCTTCACAGTTAAAGATTGGAGATAAGATTAAAATCACACAAACAACCGACAAATATTTTTATGTAACAAATGTTAATAGTACATCTATCGATGTATATGCAGGTGATGATTATTCAGTAGCAAATGCAGCCATAACCTATTTTGGATTTAGCAGACTTGCTACTCCATCAGGACACCCAATTCTATTTAGTAGAACAATACCAGCTGGTGATATCGTTGGTGTAAACTGTACAGCAAATAACCTAATAGCACCTACGCAGAAGTTTTATATGATAGGAAATGTTATTTTTGTACACGACAGTTTTGGCTTTGATGTTCCAGCAGTTGGAGCAGCCAATAGATTTGTTTCTATTAAACACCCAATACTAAGATCGGCAAGTGGTAGTTATATTTATATACAGCCTTCTACAGTTGGTAGGCTTCTTGTTACAGGAACATTAGAACATAATACCTTGTATCACTCTGCATCAAATGATAGTGGAAACTCTGCGTATTTACAAAGAGGTAATGCTGATTTTGTTGTGTCAGTTTATAACTTTCAAGGTTTTTATTATTATGGAATTAAGAATCAGTAGCTTTATATTTTAGATATTTTTAACATGGCAATACAAGTAAGAGTAATAGATGGAATGGGAAGCGTAACAGAAACATCACCTGGAGTTTTTGCAACTACTGGAATGATGACAGCCGATCACATGGGAGTAGCAAATGATTTCGTTGGAAGAGCTGGTGTATTAAAAATGTCTACAGATTTTATAGTTGCTCAACGACTTGCAGGTGCGAACATGAGTGTAGATGTATCTGTTGGTACTGCTTATGTATTAAACTCAAGTTGGAGTGCTAACTCAAATACTCACACTAAATATTGGAGTGTTATAAATGATGCTACAGTTAATGCTGTAATAGGTGCAAATGCTTCTGGAAATCCCAGAATAGACATTGTTACTTTGAAAGTAGATACTGCTGCAACTCCAGATGGTAATGCTTCAAATGTAGGAAGTATTTATGTAACTGCTGGAACTCCTGCAGCTTCACCTGTAGCGCCTGCAACACCTTCTAATCATTTATTACTAGCTTATGTTGCTGTAGCAAACGGTGCAGTTTCAATAGTAACTGCTAACATAACTGATAAAAGAGTTTCAGTTTATTTAGATACTAATCCAACAGCTAGTGGACTTGCAGATTTAGGAATGAGTCGTCAAGCTGTAATGAATGGTAACTTTGATATTTGGCAAAGAGGAACAACAGTCACTAATCCAGCAGATAACACCTTTATTGCAGATAGATATAAAATCAGGATTGGTGGGGCTGGATATACACCACCAACAAATACGATACACTCTAGGCAGTCTTTAACTCCTGGGGATATTCCTAATTCATTTTATTTCTATAGAGTTAATCCTGATGGGGCTGGTAGTGGAGCTACTGATACGCCTTATGGGTTTATTAACGAACATATTGAGCATGGGACAAGAAATCTTTGTGGTGCAGGCAAAACAGTAACAGTAAGTCTTTATGCAAGAAGTTCTATTTCAAATAAGAAGTTGGGGGTTAGTCTTTTACAGGATTATGGAACTGGTGGATCTCCAACAACAGCAGAACAGGTAGTGGGAGATGCTGTAACTTTAACATCATCTTGGGTTAAATATACCTTTACAATTACGACTAATACTTTAGTAGGAAAGACTTTTGGCACTAATAACAATGACCATTTAGAGTTAAGAATTTGGTATGTTTGGGGAACTAATTATGATGATTATGTCGGGGAATCCTCATATCAAGGTTTTGTAGGTTCAGGTAACATTGACATAGCACAAGTACAACTATGTGCAGGAGATGTAGCACTTCCATTTCAACCAAAGAGTTATGGGCAAGAATTGGTAGATTGTCAGAGATATTTTGAAACAAGTTACTCTTATGGTGTTACTGTTCCTACGGGGTCTTCAACTGGTTATGCACAACAGTATGCACTGGCAACAACAGCTAATGGGGGAAGATATGGCACAGTCCCATTTAAGGTTTCAAAAAGACCTGGTGCAGTTGTGGTTACGATATATCCATATACTACCCCAGCAAATACTGGGAGAGTTTCGGATTCTGGTGGAACTGATCTTGCAGCTAACTCTGGGGGACAAACTTCACAGAATGAGTGGGGATTCTCGACATATAACAACTCTGGGGGAAATATAACAACAGGAGGAGCAATACTATTTCACTGGGCAGCAAGTGCAGAACTTTAACTAACATGGATATTACAGGAATAACAACTCTTAGTTTAATAAAAATGAAATTATGGAGACTGATAAACTTATTTTGGGCATAGGAGCATTTATAGTCGGTGTGATAGCTGGATACCTGCTCGCTATTGCTATTAATAAGTTTAAGTGGCAGATAAGAACATTTGTTATTCTCTTAGGAGTGTTGATATGGGGATTTGTGATGATAGCTAGAGTGTTGAAGCCAGAGTTGAACATAGGAATTGTATTTGATTTGATAATGGGAGGAATGATTGGAAATGCAGTTGGATTTAACTTTGGTGGAATTTTAAAAAGTAATTATATAAGAAATGAAAGCATTATTGAAAAGGATAAAAAAGAAGATAGATAGTATTAGTCACAGGTTAATGGGAACAGTTATATTTGGAATGCTCTTTGTGTTTCTAGGAGCATTGTTACCAGATGTATATTACAGATACTTTGATACTAAGGAATATTACTCTATTGATTCAATCTTTATAGATACTAGTAGGACATACAAGCCTTGTGAGGTTATGGAACTAACAATAGCAAGAACGGCCTCAGAGAATTTAACAGGAGAATTTACTTTTGTTTTATCTTTAGAAGACATAGAGAATAGGAATGTATACTCTAAAAGAGTTCCATCAACTGTAGAGGCAGGAACTAAAGTAATTAAATCAGAACAACGTATACCATGCAATTCAGGTGTTGGAGCAGACATAAGAGATGGGCAATACAAATGGACACTTGGATTTGAATATACATTTAAAGGAATAAAGAAAACTGCTTTTAACAAATCAAACTTATTTAAAGTCAGATCATAATGGAAGTAATACAAAAATTACTAACTAATACAAGTGTCTTTAGAAGTAATAGAGATGGGCAAGGTGTTCAGTTATTTGTTATTCACAAACAGGCAGGAAATGGAATGTTATATAACTTCTTTCAAGGTGGCTCAAGAAACTCTTCAACTCACTATCAGGTTATGAAATCAGGACAGGTATATCAGTTTGTAAAAGAAGAACATACTGCCTATGCCAATGGTAATTGGGGTTGGAATGTAAGAGGACTTTCAATAGAGTTTGAAGGTATGTTTGCAGATGCGGTTACAAATGAACAATATGAAAACTGTGCTCAATTAATAGCAGGACTTAGTAAGAAATATAATTTTCCACTTGAATACAGAGATGCAAATGCACTTAAAAACTATTCCACAAAAGGAGTTTCAATTCACAAGAATATTGTCAGCACAGCTTGTCCTGCAAATGTAGATTATATGCGAGTTATAAACAGAGCTAGAGAAATTTTAAATGTTACACCACCAAATATGGATACAGTAATATATGGAAATGAAACATGGGGAAGAGATGACATAGGCAGAATAGTTTCTAATCTATGTGGAGTACCTGGAATGTATGAATTTGAGTTTGAGAAGTTTAGAAAAACACCTGCTCAAGCGTTAATAGATATTCTTACTTGGAAAAACTACAAAGTTAAGACTGCTGAACAGTTGGTAGCAGTTAAAGCTCAATTAGTAGATAAAGATACTCAAATATCGAGCCTTAATGCCTCTGTAAGCGATTCTATTCTCAAGATGGAGATATGTACTAGAGAGAAGGAATCTTTAATTTTAAAGAACACAGAACTTGATAATAAACTTTCTGATCTCACGGCTTCATCAGAAGCTACTAAGAAGAACTTGGAAGAAGACCTTGCTAAAGAGAAAAGTGCTAACCAAGTACTCACCGAGAATAATACAAGACTTCAAGAGGAACTTAGAGTATGCAAAGCAAGTGGAGGTGGAGGAGTTGGTGCTGATCCAGTCCTTACAATCCTTGCAAGATTTGCTCAGTGGATTAAGGAAAAACTTAGTAAAAAGATTTAGTTTTCTTAATGGTTTTATTTATTATATTTATACAAATGGAAAAGCTATGGTTAAGAATACCAGAAAATATTAGAGAGGTATTGAAAGAGGTTTGGAGATGGGTAACAGCTACTTTATGGAGTGTTGTTTTAGAACTTCTAACAGATCCAACTTTCATGTCGAACTTAAATACAATGAGTGCTAAAACAGCTTTCTCATTGTTAGCTAAGACTTTGATAGTTAGGTTTGCAGATAGAGTGATTTATCTTGCTCAAGGCTCAAAGGCAAGTACAGCTACAAAGGTACTTACACTAGGTAAATAGACAGAAGTAATTGGTAAAAGGTATGATGGTATTGCAAAACTAAAACATCAAGTTTTGGTTTGCTAAGAGAGGTTTAAAGTCCTCTCTTTTTTCTTGTTTACAAGTCAGGAATTTTAGTATAGTATGTACCTATGTCTGATAGACAAAACATCAAAAAATGGTATAATATTATAAAGCACACCACGAGCTTCCTTATCAGACATTCGTGTGTGTGCCATTTTATTGGTTATATAATTGAAAAGAGAGGTATCAGACTGGGCAGTTCTGGTGCTTCTCTTTTTGGTTTAGTAGCCAAACTTGGGGGTTTAAATCTGGGGGGAGTGAACTTCCAGAGCAGAAATAGATGATTTGCACAGGATTGCAAACGCCGAATCTGTAAGAATGCGGGACAACACTTACTAGGTTATTCAAAGTACACCGCAGGTCATAGCTATCAAACACTATGATTCAAAGTAGATAACCAAGAAAAGAAATGAAAAACTTTTCGCTTATAAAAAACCTATGGGGGGTGGGGGGGGTACAACTTTTTCCACCAACCGATCTGTAACTTATTTAATTATTAACTTAATAGAATGAAAGAACTACAAGTAAGAAAGCAAATGTTGCCAGACAACATGAAAGATTTAACAAGGTTTGTTTTAATAGGTAGAGAAAAATTGGTCTCAGTTCGTGCAGAAATAAGAGCCATAAGTAAAATTGGATTGGCTACAGAAGTTAGAGAGCAGAAAAACAGAGAGGCACAAGACTTAGCAGGTGCATTGCTAGATGCAGAATCTAAAATTGGTGAGCTATTAAAAGAAACGGTTAGAGCAGGAAATCCAATTGTAACAGTGAGTGGACAATTGCCAGAAGGTATTACAAGGAATCAGTCTTCACAGTTTCAATCACTTGCCGAACATAAAGACTTAATTGAAGAAGTTAAAAGAGAGGCACAGGAGAATGATGATCTACCAACCAGAACAGAGGTGTTAAGAAAGATTAAGCAGTTAGACTTACAAGAAAAAAAACAAGAGTATGCTGATAGAATAACTAATACCGACAAGAGCATTTCAATAGATATCTTTAACACAGGCAAGAAATTTAAGATAATATATGCAGATCCATGTTGGAGTTATAATGATAAGCAGGACTTTCAGGCTTTGGGAGGTGCTGAAAAACACTATCAAACAATGTCAATAGAAGAACTTTGTAAACTTCCAGTAAATAACATATCAGAAGATAACTCAGTTTTATTTATTTGGGTTACATCTCCAATGTTAGAGGATAGTTTTAAGGTCATTAATTCTTGGGGATTTAAATACAAGACTTCATTTGTTTGGGATAAAATTTCTCATAACATGGGACATTATAATTCTGTTAGACATGAACTTCTTTTGGTTTGTACAAAAGGTAATTGCTTACCTGATAATAAAAAATTATATGATAGTGTTGTAAGTGTTGAAAGAAGCTCACAACATTCAGAAAAACCTATTGAGTTTATGAATATAATAGATGATATATATACATTTGGAGATAGAATAGAGTTATTTGCAAGAGATAAAAAGAAAGACAGCTGGTTTTTATGGGGGAATGAGATATGAACACAGACTATTATAAAAAACAATTAGAAGGTGGTCAATACTATCAAGACTATGTGGTTGAAAAATTATATACCCATGGAATCCCACTTATTAATTATTCTTCTAAAGAATTTCAGATGTTTATTGGAGAAAACAAGGCGGGGGTTGAAATAAAGTTTGATAAAATGTTTAGGAAAACTGGGAACTTTTGGATTGAAGTTGCCGAAAAATCCAATCCACAAAATCCAGAATACATACCTTCTGGTATTTTTAGAAAAGACAACACATGGTTATACATACTTGGTGATTTAGAAGAAATATACATACTATCAAAAGAACAATTACAAAGAATTTCAACGCAGTTTGAAATAATAGAAAATAATATGAAAACCTCTAAAGGCTTTCTTTTACCTGTTAACTACAAAAATAACTTTTTGATTATACTGAAGATATTATGTTAAGGATGGTACCTTTCAATGAATTAATTTGCCAGAAGGACTGCAGAGGAGTAGATTAAGATATGGAAATAATTTGTATCTTAACAATACTTTTTATATTAGCAAGTGTGGCAACATTTTTAATTGTTAATCAAGAAGAATGGTAGCTACTACAGGAGGAGAAGATGAGTGAGAAACGCCTTAACCAAAGAGAATTTAGGGAAGGCGTTATATCTAATCATAGAAGGGAATTTGGTGCTATATTTTGTAGGGCGTGTCCAGTAAATGAGTGTGGATTTGGTGATAAGGGAGAGGAGATACCACTAGAAGCTCATCACTGTTCAGAAGCATATTCTGATAGGCACTCTCAAGATCCAGAGATAGGGCTGTTAGTGTGTAAGGATTTGCATAGGAGAGAGATACATAACATTGAGGGTGGGTTAACAGGACTAGGTAGATTCTTAACAAGATTATTTATAGAGAACAGAAAGAGAAGGAGATACGATTTAAAAACTGAATGTCCATATAAGAAATAAAATGGAAGACGAAAAAGAAAGCTATAAGTTTCAAATTTCAAATTCAAGTATATTAGACTTTTGGGCAATAACCCCAATAGAAGACACACCAGATAAGGTAGTACTTGGAAACTTCTTCCAACAGATATGTGCTTTGTGTCCAGTAGTAGTTGAGTGTAAGCCGCATATTATTGTTACTAGGAACAGTAGTGTTATTATTATGGGAGAGAGTAGAGATACAGAACATTGTACCTATGCTCAAAACTATATAAGTCCTGTATATCAAGGTAGAATGAATGTTAATATAGAAAAATGAAAAAGAAAACAAAGAAAAAACAATGCGATTGTGAAATGTTTGGAATGATGGGTGAGTGTGAACACACCAGAAAAGAAAAAAAGAAAACAAAAAGACTGTTTGACCCAAAGAAGAAGCTCTACTGGATTAAAAAGAGTGGCAAGTATTGGGATATAGGAACTAACGAGTTCAACATTATGGACTACGGATACACAAAGAATGATGCAAAAGAGATGTTCCTTGAACGAATGATAATTATGTACGGGGACTTGCTAAAGAAACTACAGGAACTTCACACAGCATATTCAGGATTTGATTTACCAGATATATCAGACCTAGAGGATTTTGAAGATGGAAAATGAGGCATATTTTACAATAAAAGAATGGAGAGGCATACCAGAAGGCAGGACTCTAATTACACACAAAAAAGACACTACAGGCGTCCTAGAAGTGTCCGAGCCTATAAGCAAGGTGATTATTCATTCCTGCATGGTGGAGATCATAGCGGGTATTAGAATGGGAATTTTGGTGGATATTAAAACAGAGGACTTTGAAGAAGAAGACTAAAAAGACCAAAACAGAGAAATTTAATGCAACCTGTGTGTGTTTTAAATGTGGTAAAACCTTTGGATATAGAAAAAGGTTTCCATTTCATTTTAGAAAGTTCTGCTCGGCAGAATGCCAAAAAGCAAATAGAGGAAATAACTTAGGAGCATGGAATTAAAGTACTCAAAGCAAAAACAATTAGGTAAGAAAAAAGGCAAAGAAAAGCAGTCTTATATTAAGTTTCTAAATCTGTACAAGAGTACTAACAGACTGCCAGAAGGAATGACGAAAGAAACTACAAATAAGTTATATTCCTATATTGACCGTGAAGTTGAATTGCTTTGGAAGGCTTTATGTTGGAAGAAATGGGGCAAGGCACTTGATGGTGGGGAGATAGACAAGAAATATTATAATGTTAAGTTAGAACAACCATGGCAAATTCACCATTTGATTGGCAGAGGACATCACTTAACGAGGTGGAGTGTAGACAATGGAATTATAATAACTAGTGGAGTACATGATCATTTAACAAACCATGATCCTCAAAGATTTACAAGTTGGCTAAAGGAAAAGTTTCCAGAACGATATGAGTGGAGAGAAAAGAATTTGATTAGCGCTTATTCATTTCATGAAAAGCCTACTATTCAGGATATGTTGGATCTGAAAAATAAAATGTTGTCTTAACCGAAATACCAGAAGACCTTTCAGTCACCAGTACTTGGGTTAAAACAACAAGAGTTATTATTATACCATAATGGAAATAAAGAAAAAGAGAAAAACACAGAATCCACAAAAATATATAGACTGTATTTGTGAAACTTGTGGAAAAACATTTAAGTATGCCATGAGATGGTGGCGACCTAAAGGTAGATACTGTTCCAGAAAATGTTCATATAAAAGGCACAATTCAGCACCAAGCGTGAAGCTTAATTGACAATGTAAACATAAAAGAATATATTAGTAATATTTAATTAATCTTTTTTTAAAATGAAAAAGATAAAAAAGTCTGCCAAGAAGGTAGTGAAGAAAGCAGTAAAAAAGGCAGTCAAGAAAGTGGCTAAAAAGAGTAAGAAAAAATAACTCTCTAAGCAAAGCGTAGACATGAGCAAGTCTTTAAAAGGCTCATTTTTATTGGCTTTATTACCTATTGACAAAGTAAATAAAGAGGTATATTATTACATTATTAAATTATAACTTTCATACTATGAAGACCAGAGATCAAATAGAAATGATAGATCTTGAAACTGGAAAACTTTTGAAAGAGATCTGCATATTAGAATACAAACTAATAGAGCAAGATAACCAAGAAGGAGTTGCAGAACAGAACTTTGAAACTGAGGAGTATAAGATTGCTGAAAGAGAACAAGTAGAACAGGAAATATCGGAACTTTAATTTTTATATACAGAGAACATGACAAACACAATATACACAAAGGAGTATGAATGGAGAGAAATTACAGTAGAAGAAATAAGTGACTTAATGAAGGACAGAAAAATAGCAATTAAGACAATGGTGGTAGATGGTGACAACAAGAAGGTTTTGTTTACAGTAGAGTATTTAAAATAATTTATTAATCAGAGAAAATGAACAAACTATACAAACCAGAGATTGTAAAGAAAGTAATTGATGATACACATTATTATTATGTTGATGGAGTATTCAAACCATCAGTAACAAAGATTCTACAAGAGGCTATGCCAACTCCATTTGCATTAAGACAATGGATTGGTGAAGTTGGAAATGACAAGGCTAAAGAGAAATTAGAGAAGGCAGGTGAAAGAGGAACAGCACTACACAATGCTTGTGAAGAAATGCTAAGAGGAGTAGAAATTGACTTAACACAGTTTCCAGTAGAAGCCGATAAGAAATGCCTAGTTGCTTTTAAAAACTGGTGTGCCGAATATCAACCAGAAGTTGTTGAGATAGAAAAGGTATTAGCTTCCGAACTGGGATATGCAGGAACACTAGATATACTATGCAAGATAAAAGGCATATTGACTATAGTTGACATAAAGACTTCAAGCTCTATCTATACAGAGCATTTGCTACAAATAACAGCATATCAGTGTGCATTACAAGAGATGACCAATGAACTTGCAGACAGAATGATATTACATTTAAATCCTAGAACTAAAAAAGGCTATGCAGTATTAGAAGAAGAAGATATAGAAATAGAAGGTGAGCCTGTTAGAACTAAAGACTTTATGACTGTTTACTCTATGTACAAAATGCTTAATGGAAATAAAATTCCAGATCCAAAAGAAGTAATTGATTATCCTTTAACACTAAAATTATGATAACACCAATAGACTACACGACTTATGAGAAGCCATCAGACTTTTATAAAATGAAAGATGGAAAACAAGTAATCCAGATAATAAGCAAAGGAAACATTGTTGATGAATATGGAATGAGAACTGCTAGAGGTTGGGTGAGATTTAGTGAAGAAGAAGCAAAGGCTAAGAACATGGAAGGCAAGAAAAGATTTACATGGATTGTCTTAGCAAGTGGAAAAGTTAAGATACTTCAATGTGGAGTATTACTTGGAAATCAGATTGCTATGTTAGGTAAAGAATTTGGAGATCCACAAAATTATGAAATAGAAGTAACTAAATCTGGAACTGGATTTGGTACTACCTATTCAGTAAAAAAACTAGCAGATACAACAAATAAAGGTGATACCTTGTCACAAGTCAATGAGAAGATGTTTCTAATGAAAAAATACTTTTTATAAATAGTTAAATGAAGAAGACAAATGTATGTGAGGTATGTAAGAAAAGATACAAAATGCCATTAGTATTAAACTGGGAACTAAGAGAGCACATATGTTTAACTTGTGAGGTGAGAGTGGGAATGTTAATAAGTCTATATAAGGCATATCCTGCTCTTGAGGAGATAGATTGGTTACAATTAGCTGGGTACGCAAGGTTAATGAACAAATAACATGGAAGAAAACAAACAAAACATAAAAGAAATATTGTTAAAGTTTGGCAAGAGAGCAATAGAAGAATATGGAAGTGAGAATGTGTTAACTCTAACTGGTGAAAAGGCTGATAATTACAAGGTTATATTAACTGCTATGGCTTCAATGCTAGAAGAACGAGTGGGACAACTAGAAATAGAAGAAGCTAAGTACAAGGTAGCTAATATAGATAGATTTAAGAGTAGTATAAGTGCCAAAGATCACTGGATAATAACAGAACTAGGAATGGAACAGACTGAACTAAGACACTTGCTAAAGAGCGTAGATAAAATAATAAGTAGTTGTAACACAAGAATGTCAAGGCTAAAACAAGAAGCATTTAATCAACAATAAGCAAATATATGAAAACAACAACAAAAAGAAGGTACAGAAGAATACAGGATATACTTTGTCTAATCATGGAAAATCCAGAAATTAGTCAGGTAGAACTTGCAAAGAAAACTAAGCTTACTAAGCAGAGAATTAGTGTCATAACAAAAGAGCTAATTGGCAGAGGAGTAATAGAATATAAACACATGTATATCGTAAAAAGGCTTGATAGAGTTGAATAAGCTACCTATTGACAAAGTAAACAAATAAGTATATATTTAACATATATTAAATATTACTTCATACAAAATGAAGCTAATGGATAAAAGAAAAAAGATGTTTAGAAGAATAAGGAACAGAAGCATCGTTGAAAGAATTGTAATATTGGTAACAATAACACTCCTAGTATTACTAGTAGTTAGTGGGTACATAGAGCAAGTAAGAGCAGAAACACCTGCTAAGGAACAAGTAGTAGTTACAAGCTCTAGTACATCAAGCGAAGCTCCAGCAGAAGCTCCTATGATACCTCAAAAACCGATTGTAGAGCCTGTTAAAGAGGTCAAAGCACCAGAAGTGATAAAAGACACAAGTTGCAAAGAAAAGGTCTTAAAACTAGCTAAAGGAAGTGTTTTGATGAGGTACTATGATAATGTTTCAAAGGAAGTTGGAGGTAATTGTCAGAAGATTAGAAATGTATTTGCTTTAGCTTTTGCAGAGAGTAGTTTGTGTAAACATCAAAGAGCTTATAACTGCTGGGGAATAGGACCAACTAAGAAGTTTAGCTCATTTGAGAATGCTATCAGCTTATTAAATGAGAACATAGGAAAGTACATAGGACTATCAGATAGCGGACTTATCAGTAACAAGTCTTATTGCGGAAGTGGGTGTACTAATTGGAGTGGAAATATCAAGTCTGCTCTAAACAAGATGAAATAGTTATTAAACTAGATAACATGGAAGAAGAAACAATAACAGGAATGGTAATAGTAAACATGGTGGTAGCTATGGTAGTTTCAGGACTTTGTATAGTAGGTGGACTGTTAGCTATGAGTATTGTATTTAATCTAATTATATAAACCAATGAACAGAGAGATAAAACTAAGAGTCTTTAATACAAGGACAAACGAATGGCACTATGTGGGCATTAAACAGGCAGACGACCTTTTTGACGACAGATGGAGTAGTACTCACTTTGATTGGTTGTCGCAATATACAGGCTTGAAGGACAAGAATGGGAAAGAGATATATGAAGGAGATATTTTTGCCCAATTAGGTGGAGATAAAGATAGACCAAGCGAGTATGAGTTTCATGGAAAGGTATATTTTGATACAGACTTTGGTGCATTTTGTGTGGAAAAATATAATGGTAGTTGGGTATACCTATGTGATTATTTACTAGACAAACAGGAACACTTAGGAAAAGAGGTTGTCGGAAATGTATTTGAAGATAATAATTTATTAAAGGACAAATCAAAATGAAAACTAGAAACATAAGAGAAGTTAAGAAGAAAATAAAGAAGGTAAAGGCAAAGACAGCAGAAATGTATTTACAGGAGAATATGCTTGTCAGACTTAATAGATTAGAAGAGTTAGTAGAGGATCTAAGATATGATGGAGTAGATGATAGTGAGGAGGTAGAGTTTACAAGGCTTGAAATAATGGAAATGATGACATTTATTAACAGTGGCTTGGCTGGGAATGACAAAGGTATGCACAGGACAACTCGCCAGATAATGGAAGGAATTTGTTCTAAGTTAAATAAGATGTTAAAAGACACCAGGTGAAGACAATAAAATTAAAAAATGGTGAGGAGGCACTAGTAGATGATGAGGACTATGAAGAGCTTAACAAATACAGGTGGTTTTGCTCTAATGGATATGTGGTTAGGGGAAGGTATAGTCGAGAGACGAAAAAGACATCGAGTGTCCGTATCCACAGGGTGATAATGAATCCACCTGATTACATGGACGTAGACCACATAAACCACAACAAACTTGATAATAGAAAGGAGAATCTAAGAGTTTGTACTGCATCGGGTAATCAGATGAACAGGGATAAGTTTCTAACGAGAAATACGAGTGGGTATAAAGGTGTAAGTTGGAGTAAAGACCATCGCAAGTGGGACGCAAGAATAAAGAAAGACGGAAAGAACTACTGGCTTGGGCTCTTTGTGGATGTAAAAGAGGCACATAAAGCATATCAACAGAAGGCTAAGGAACTATTTGGAGAATTTAATTATTATGAATGAAAAGAATGAAGAAGAAAGAAGTTGAAAAAGATAAGTTTAATGGAAATATATATGACATAGGAAAAGTAGTAAACAAACAGATGTTAGAACTATGGGCAATAAAACTAATTGAGGTTGAGATAGGTGAAAAGCACGAATCAGCAGGAACGATTATGTATATAAAAGAAATATTAAAGAGGTTAGATAAATACTTAAGTAAGTCAAATGATAAACAGAATTAAATCAAGTACAGTCCAAGAGAGAACATTAAATGATGTAAAGCCAAATGACTTAATAAAAGCAGGAAAGCAAACTTTAGGAGTTGTAGATGTATTACCTAATAGCTTTTCTTTTTTTATAAATGGCAAAGAGAGAGATGGTATTCTTAAATGGGTATCAAAAAGAGATGCCTTTAATGCAGGTTGGGAGTTAATATTACCTTTTGCTCCATTGTCATTTGAAGAAGAATTAAAGAGATGTCAAAACTTCTATGGTGGCTTTAGAAAAGGATTTAAGCCAGACAAGGAATTAATTAAACTATTAAAACATAAAAATGAAGAAGGCAATTAAAAAAGAGCCAGAATGGAAGAGCTACAGCATTACACAAATAGTTAAGACTGCATTTGGTCAATTTCCAGTAACAATAGGCTTTTATGCAAAGCTACCAGACAACATCTATACAGATGTCAAACCGAATACAGTAAGCTTTAGTTCCTATTCTAAGAAGTATGGAATGAACTTATTATTTCCAAGTAGATTAGAGGTGTTTAAAGAGGCTTTAAAATATATTTTTAGGAAGCATTAAAAAGAATGAAATTAAATAAACTAGAGTTAGAATTATTTATAAAGCTACTAAAACAGGAAATTGAAAGACTAGAGGAGTATGGAATTGGTGAAGAAAAAGATAAGGACAATAAATGGAATACATTTTTAATTCATCAAGACCTAAACAAGACACTTACTAGCCTTTTACTAAGGACAAAAAAGAAATGAAAAGATTAATAAACCTACTTTTAACAATAATACTAATTGAGTGGGCAGTTTTTATTATCTATCATCTAATATTCCACACTAGCCTTCTTTATTATTAAATAAGTTGCAAGTATAGAGGAAAAGGAGTAGATTAAATTAGTTAGAATTATCTGCTCTAAATGATTAAGAACAATGATTTTTACGATAAAGCCAAGTTATATAAGCATAATTATATGAAAAGGATTTTATCAGATGATGGGGAGAGAAAACTCCTTTATGAATTACTGATAGACTATACTAATTCAAAAGGAAACCAAAGTCTAATAAGCAGAGAAGCATTGCAGGATTTTACAAGATTTGTAGCAAATAAATTTAGTAAAAACTTTAAACCATGATTAAAAAAAAGATCCTAATGCAAGGTGATTCACCTCTAGCAAATACTGGACTTGGAAGACTTACCAGATACATACTATCCGAACTCAAAAAGGAAACTGAAATAGAATATGACATTACTCTTGTTGGAGTAAATCATTTTACTACTTTCTATGACATGGAAAAGTACCCATACAAGATTCATTCACCACTTTTAACAGGAGAGCCACAAGGTTATGCTTTATTTGGGCAGTTATTAAAACAAGAACAATTTGATATTGTGTTTCTTTCAAATGATATAGATGTTACAGATCAGTTTCAACCAGACATAGAAGAAGCAAGAAAAAGAAATAAGAACTTAAAGTATATTGTTTATTCACCATTTGATATGCCTACAATGAGAAAAGAGAGGTTGGTTAGATGGAAGACAGCGGATAAGTGTTTAACATATAACAAATTTGGCTATGATTTGGCTTTAAACGCAGATAGTTCAATAAGTGATAGATTGGACTATGTATTCCTTCCAACTGATTTTAGCGAGTTTTATCCAGAAAACAAAGATAAGATTAAAGACTTTAGAAAAAGAGTATTTGGAATAGATGATGATACTTTCCTAGTAGTTAATGTTAATCGTAACCAATGGAGAAAAGATCTAGGTAGAACAATGTTTGGTTTTCAAATGTTTAACTCTGTTTATGACAAGTCACTCTTGTATATTCACGCTAAACAGAATGACATGGGTGGTGACTTAACACAGATTGCCTATGTAATGGGATTAAACGAAAAGAACTTTAAAACCACGCCAGATAGTTTCCATGAAGCAAAAGGAGTAGGACAATCTCAACTCAATATGATTTACAACTCGGCGGATGTAATTGTATCAACTGCTACTGGTGGAGGTTGGGAATTTTCTACTACAGAAGCTATGGCTACCAAAAGACCAATACTAGTTCCAGACAACACTTGCTTTACAGAGATAATAGGAAAAGGTGAAGAACGAGGTTATTTAGCAAAGTGTGGTACAACAATTTCAGAATGGAGTATATCCTATGGATTTGGTGTTATACCTAGACCTTTGACTAATGTTGAGAGTTTTATAACCAAATTAACTCATATATATAAAAACAAAGATGAAGCTATGGCAAAGACCGAAGTTGCCTATGAATGGTTAAAACAAAATTGTGATATTAATGATATAGGACAAAAATGGAGAAACATATTCAAAAGTATCTCATAACAGTAATAACTCCTACGATATTACGACCAGAGTTAAAACTGCTATGTGATTTAATTAAAACTGCAAATGAAGAATTAGGAAACATACAGCACCTTGTAATGATTGATAAAGATATTATTGATAAAGAGGATAATAAGTTACTTGAAAAGATAGAGAGCAGAGATAGAGAGTTAATCAGAGTACATAAAACAGTCAAAGGAAATGATTATGGAAATGCTGCAAGAAAAGTAGCCTATCCATTTATAAAAGGCAAGTATGTAATCAATATTGATGATGATGATATTCCAATAAATGAATTGTTTAACAAGTTTTGTGAATTGCTTGTGGTTCATAATGAAAAGCACTCTTTAATAGTGTTTCCTGCTTTAAGAGGTGGACTAAGATTCTTTAATATACCTGCTGGGAAATGTAAGACAGTAAGTTGTCAATACTTCTACAAGCCTGTTATTAAGAAAAAGAAAATAATTTGGAAAGAAGGAACTGAATATACTCAAGATGGGGACTTCCTAGAGGAGATCATGGAGCTAACACCTGCTTATTATTGGGAAACAGAAATGCCATTAATTAAAGTGGATTATATTTCAAGAGGTGAAAAGAAGGTAACAAAATTATGAAACTAGCCTTTATCACAGTTCCATATTTAACAGTAGAGGAACATAGAAAAAAGATGATCCAGACCTACAACTCTATTGAGAGTAAGGAACATGACATATATAAGATTGCAATAGTTAATGGTGCTAGTGAAGAAGACTTGGAACTAATCAGATCATTCAATGATTATACAGAAGTTAATGATGAAAACTGTTTGGCTAAGGCTTGGAACAAAGGAATAAAGGAAGCTAGAGATGAAGGTTGTGACTTGTATATTATTAGTAACCTAGATGTCATTTTAAACAAGGATACTATTGATGAATTAGTAAAGACAGAAGACTTAATGCTTTGGAGTCCATATGAGGTAAGAACAACAGATGGTGCAGTTGTTTCTTATCAAACTAATGGGTTTTTAAGTTTCTCATTCTTTGCAATTAAGCCAGAGTGTATAGATAAAGTAGGTTACTTTGATGAAGCATTTAAGCCTTTATATTGGGAAGATGTAGACTACTCTTATAGAATGAAGTTGCAAGGATTAAGATATGAAGGTGTTCCAACTTGCTCATTTAAACATTATGGAAGTAGTGCAATAAATGATGCTAAGATAGACATTATGCCTTCTTATGTAGAGAACATGAAATATTATATAAGTAAATGGGGTGGTGGTAGAGGTCAGGAAGTATTTAAAACACCTTTTAATAAATAAACATGGTTAGTATTATTATTCCTTCACTTGGAAGAACAGAACAATGCAAGAAATGTATTGAAAGAATATATGAAACAATGCAAGGTTTTCTTTGTGAGGTTATTGTAATAACAGAAGATGAAGAAACACAGAAGGCATTAAAAGGAATGTGTACTTTAATTGAAGAAGGTGGAACTGCTGTACAGAAATGGAACAGAGGATATGCAGAGTCAATAGGTAGTTGGGTATTATTAGGTGCAGATGACTTATGGTTTGATATGGAATGGTACAAGGTGTTTCTTAATTCTAAGAACAAAGGTTTTGTAGGATTCAATGATTTAGCAAACTATACAGGAAATGCTACACACTTTATGATGTCTAAGGACTTTATAAATTCAGTACTAGATGGTCACTTTATATACCCAGAATATAAAGCATGGTACTTTGATTTAGAGATATGTCATAGAGCAAGAAAAGCTGGAAGATATTTATATCTAGAAGATTGTATAGTTGAGCATAGACATTGGAACTGGAATAAGTCTAAGAAGGATAAGACCTATGAACTAGGACAAAGTCGTATTAATTCTGATAAACTTTTATATGAAAAAAGAAAACAAAAATTTGATATTGATTGATGATGTAAATGTATGGGACAAAAATCCTAGAGAAATTTCATCAAAAGACTTTGAGTCCTTAAAGAAAAAGATTGAGAGGTGGGGAATATGGAAGCCTTTTTTAGTATGGGAAAGTAAGAAACAAATACTTGGTGGGAACTCAAGATTTAAAGCCTGTAAAGAGTTGGGGCATAAGGAAATATGGGTAGAATATAGAGAACCTAAAGATGATGCAGAAGCTCTTGAAATGGCTATAGCAGATAATGAAAGTTCAGGTGAATGGATTAAGAGTTTGCTTATTGAACAAATTAAATTAAATGAAGATAAGATTAATCTTGAGGATTATAAAATAAACATAAAGGATACCACCTTAAAGGATTTAATGCCTATTGATGCCGAAGAAGATAATCCACCAGATGAAGCAGATGTTAAAAGTGTTTCAGTTTTTGGTGATTTGTATGAACTAGGAAACCACCGAGTTCTATGTGGGGATAGTACATCAGTTGATAATGTAGAAAAGCTAATGAATGGCAAGAAGGCAGATATGGTGTTTACTGACCCACCTTACAATTATGCCCAAATTACTGGTGCTGGTATCTTTAAGAAAGCAGTAGTAAAACTAGGAAAGGATATAAGCGAAATAAGTGAATTTAATCCAAGCGAGTTTTTAGACACACTCCTTTTATACTTTGAAAAGGATAGTATCAATGCTTTTATCTTTTGCAATAAAGATTTGATACACAGATATCTAAACTATGCAGTAGAAAACAAATATTCTTACAATGTTTTAACATGGCACAAGAAAAGTTTTATACCTCTATCTGGTTCACATCATTTTCCAGACACAGAATACTTAATATACATAAGAAAGAACAGTATCTTTAATAGTGGATTATCTACAGAACATTATCGAAAATACTTTATTATTGATAATGAAAAGAGTGAAGACCATCCAACAATCAAACCTATTATTATAATTAAGACAGAAGTTGAAGTAGCTTCAAATAAAGGTGGAATTATAGTTGATACCTTTTTAGGTAGTGGCTCAACTCTAATAGCTTGTGAAAAGACCGAAAGGATATGTTATGGCATGGAGCTAGACACTCACTACACAGATGTTATTGTAGCTAGATATATTAAGTATATGCAAGACAACAACAAACCATTTACAATTAAACGAAATGGTGAAGAAATAGATTATAATTTATTCTTAAAAGATGGCAAATGAACTAGGTAGACCAGAAACAATAACTCCAGAAATAGAGAGTGTTTTAAAAGAAGCATTTGCTATTGGTTGTTCAGATAAAGAAGCAATGGCTTATGCTAGTGACAAACTATCAACCAAAGACAAGCCAGTACATATTGCAGAGTCTGTATTCTATGACTACCAGAAAAGACACCCAGACTTTCTGGAGCAAAAAGAGGCTTTAAAGCTAAGACCAACTCTAAAGGCTAGAAATAGTGTTGTAGCAGGTTTAAACGAGCCAGAATTTGCACTGAAGTATCTAAGCAAGAAGAAAAGAGATGAATTTGGTGACAGATTAGATTTAACTACCAATGGAAAAGACTTAGTGAATAATCAAACAATCAACTTATCAGCATTTACACAAGAGGAACTAGACAACCTTGAGCAACTTACCAGAAAAGCTATTAGTACAACTAACGCCGATACTGAAAGAGCAGTATAAAAGAAGTTATTATAAATTCTTTAAAGAGGCTTTTAAGATACTTCACCCAAAAGAGGTATTGAGAGATAATTGGCATATAGAGTATCTATGTAATGTAATACAAGATAGGTTTGAAAGAGTAGCCAGAAAAGAGAAGAAGTTAAAGGACTTACTAATTTGTATACCTCCACGATCACTTAAATCAATGATAGTTACCATTATGTCTACAGCTTGGTTATGGACTAACTATCCACATTTAAAGGTCATTACAGCTTCATATTCTAATGATCTTTCAATAGAACACACCTTAAAGACTAGGAGAATTATAGAATCGGAATGGTACAAAGAACTATTTGGTGATTTGTTCAAGATAACAACAGACCAGAATGAGAAGTCAAAGTATGAAAATGACAAGTCAGGAGATAGGAGAGCAACAAGTGTGGGAGGTACTATTACAGGAGGTGGTGCAGACATTATAATTGTTGATGATCCATTAAAAGCACAGGAGTCTAATTCTCAAGTAGCATTACTTAAAGCATGGGAATGGTATTCACAGACTATGTTTAGTAGATTGAACAATCAGGAAACAGGACTTAGAATAGTAGTTATGCAGAGGTTACATGAGAATGATGTAGCAGGAATGATTATTAAATCCAACATGGCATATGATGTGATTAATATACCAGCAGAGATAAGTGAGAAAGTAAGTCCAATAGAATTGAAGGATAGATATATTGATGGATTGTTTTTTCCTAAAGCATTTAGTAGAGAAGTATTGATTAATGCAAAGGCTTCTTTAGGTACTCTACAATATGCAGGACAATATTTACAACAACCAGCACCAGCAGAAGGAAATATGATTAAGGCTAAGTGGTTCAAGACATTTTCAGCCACAGAGGAGTTATTAAAGTTACCTAGACATTTTAGATCAGATACAGCTTATGGAAAAGAAGGATCAGATAATACAGCTACAATATGTTATTCAATATTTAAAGAACAAGTATTTATATGGAGTGTGTGGAAGGCTAATCTAGGTTTTCCAGACTTTATAAAGGCGTATAAGAGCTTTGTTGCACAAAATGGATATAGTGCTTCTTCAAGGTGTATATTTGAGCCAAAGGCTACAGGCATATCTGTAATACAGACTTTAAAGAATGATACTAACCTCAATGTGATAGAAGGCGAGTCGCCTAAAGATAGTAAGGAAACAAGAGTATCTTCTGCAAGTCCAAGCATTGAGTCGGGTAAAGTAATGTTATTAGAGTACTCGAGTTGGATAGATGACTTTGTTACAGAAGCTGGTATGTTTCCTAACGCAGAACATGATGACATGCTAGATGTTTTAACTGCTATAATTAATGAGGAATTAAGAGAGTCACCACTTGTTATATCTTTCATATAGACAGAAAACTAAGATAGGTAATAAGATTTAACAAACTACTTGTGTACATTAATTTATCTTCTAATAAAATGGGATTAATAGATAATTTCAGAGCCTTGTTCAATACAACACCAATCAATCCAATAAAAGCATTTGAAGGTGAAGGAAACTTCACAGGACAACCACAATGGGGAGATTACACTCACTTAGCAAAATCAGATAATTACTTGCAACAGTACTTCGGCTGGACTTACAAGGCTGTAGATATTAAGTCTAAGTCACTTTCTTCATATCAACCTAAACTAGTTAACACACAAGGAAAAGAAGAAAAGGAAGTAGACAAAACCACAAGTGCATTTTTAAATGATCTATATAGATTCAATGGGTTTCAAACCTATTCAGAAGCCAGAAAGTTAACATTTACACATAAGTTTCTAACAGGAGTTGCATTTTGGTTGATTAGTAAATCCAAAACACCTGGAAATAAATATGAGTTCTTCATTCTAAATCCTCAAAAAATGACTGTACGAGTTGATTCAAGAGGTTTGCCAATAGGATACAGATATACAGAGCCTTCTGGAAATCAGATCAACCTAGATGAAAAAGATGTCATTGTCTTTAGAGATCCAGATCCAGAAAACTACCTATTAGGTTATTCACCTTTAAGAGCTACTAGATACCAACACAATATATTAGAACTAGCATTAAAGTATGACATGAATATGTTTGGCAACATGGGAAGACCAGATGGCTTTTTAATATTTGAAGGTATAAGTGAAGATGAAAGAAAAAGAGTTGAGAGTTCACTAAGAGCCAAGTATTCAGGTGTTAACAACTCTAAGAAGGTAGGAATACTAAATAAAGTTGCTACATGGTTAGAAATTTCAAAGACACAACAGGAACTCGATTTTGTAGAAGGTCTTAAATTAATGAGAGATGATCTACTTGCTATACAAGGAGTACCTAAAGCATTAGTTGGTCTTTCAGATAGTACTTTTAATAATAGTTCAGAAGCACAAAGAATATTCCAATTATATACATTAAAGCCAGAGTTAGATTGGGAGATAGGCGTATACAATGAACAGTTACTACCAAAGTATCACGCAGGTCTATCACCTAAAGGATTAGAATTTAGAGCAGATAATCCTGTAGAAAAAGATGTTATAGAAGAAACTAACAAAGTTGTTAGTCTATACAATGCAGGAATTACTACTAGAAATGAGGCAAGACTTGAAATGGATTTAGAGGCACAAGAAGATGGTGATGAATTAAAGCCTGTTAATACAAATTCTAATCCATTTGGAAACATGGACTTAGGACTACCAATGAAAGAGCTTAAAGACTCTATGAAAGAGATCAAGCAAATAGTAGATACTAATACAAAGAAGATAGAAGGCTTACCAGACATACAAGACCAGATCCAAAGTAAAAGAGAAGAACTAAGAAAGTATTTTGAACAAAAGAATTTAGAAGGTGAATCAAAGTTGGTAGAAGTAGCTAAAAGGCATTTTAATCTACAAGGTGAAAGAATGATTAAGGCTGTAAAGAAGAAATCTAAAGCTATTAATTTAGATGTAGACTGGATTAAAGAAGATAATATAACAGTAAATATGTTTGCAGATGTGTTTGATAATCTATCCAGATACTTTAATGGAGTAGCTAATGAAGTTACAGGTGGAGATGTACCACTCTCAAGTGAAGCCATCAAGAAATTAAAAGATAGTTTGAATTATTTTGCAGATAAGATAAATGAAACAACAAAAGATGAACTAGAAAACCTTATCAAGAAACATCTTGAAGAAGGTGGAAATATAACCGATCTAACAAAGAAGATTGGAGATCTGTTTGGTGGTTATGCTTCTGAAAATGGGAGAGCAGACACCATAGCAAGAACTGAAACAAATGGAATTAAAAACATGATTAGTAGAGATAACTATGCAAGGAATCAATTTGTCACAAGCTTTGAATGGCTATCAGCTAGAGATAGTTATGTAAGAGATGAACATGGACTAAAGCGTGGGGGTGCAGATGGTCAAATAGTTCCTAAAGGTGTAAAGTTTTTAGTTGGTGGTGAAAGACTTGCATATCCTGGCGATAGAAGTGGATCAGCATGGAATACAATTAATTGTAGGTGTACTGTACTTCCTGTAGTTGAATAAATGAATTTATTACAAAGATACTCAAAACTTAAAAAGTTAAATCAAGAGCCAGACTTAAGTGGTGATAGATACCTTGAACACATTGATTACATCATAAAGGCTTCAACTCCTATTAAGAACAAGGACTACTTTGATGGAGAAAAAGGTGAAAAAGGAGATTCAATAAAAGGAGAGAAAGGAGAAAGAGGTGAATCAATCAAAGGTGACAGAGGTGATCGCGGTGAAAAAGGTGCTTCAATAATAGGTGATAAAGGAGAAAGAGGCTCAAAGTTTCTTGGTAAGATTAAAGAGAAGAATGAGCTACCAGATATACAAAAAAACAACTTAATTGAAGGAGACTTCATTTATATTGAGTCTGTAGGTGAAATATGGTATATAGGATAGATAATTATTATCTTATATATCAATGAAGAATGTAAATTTAACAGAGGAGGAGTATCTTAGATTTACTAATAGCTATGTAAAAGATGAAGTTACAAAGTGCTGGAACTGGATTAAGATTAAAGACAAAGATGGGTATGGAAGAATATATTTTAGAAAGAAGGAAAGAAAGGCACATAGAGTTAGCTGGTATGCTTTTAACGAAGTTGTGGGAAGTGACTTTGTAATAGATCATGTGTGTAGAAATAGGTGTTGTGTTAATCCAGAGCACCTTAATAGAACAACAAGAAGAGAAAATACATTAAATGGAAATGGAGTAGGAGCAATAAATAAGAGAAGAACAAGGTGTAAGAATGGGCATGTATTTGACAAGACATATGGAAAACAAAGATATTGTTCTATATGTGAAAATGAAAAACAGAAAAGGTTACATTTAAAATATAAGTTAAGTCCAGAATTAATAGGAGTTTAAAGTTATGGAATGGAAAAGACTAGAAACAATTAAAGGTGCTAATGGATATAGTCCTGTTAAAGGTATTGATTATTATACCGACAAGGAAATAGAGGACTTAAACAGTTTTATAAAGGTCAGAATTAAAAAGGAGTCTGATATAACTTCACAGGCAATTAGAAATAAGTTAGAGGAACTAGAAGGTGATGCAAGACTTGACGCAAGTGCAATAAAGAATATAAGTAAGTATGCGAATACTACAATAATGTCTATGGGTGGTGGATCTGCTACTGGAAGTACAACAGATGTTAGTAACCTTTTAAAGATAGACAGAAGTAATATGCCAGATGGAACTATAACAAGGAGTAGTGGGCTTATAGCCTCAATAGCATATACTGGTGGTAGAGTATTAACAGTAACAAGAACAGGTGGATATATTTCAAGCATAAGTGATACGGTACATACATGGACTTTAACTAGAAATGCAAGTAATCAGATAATAGCTTATGCAATTACTTAATTAATAATATAATATGCAATACTTTAAAATAGGTACAGGTAAGTTTATAGAATATGATTATGTAACAAGTTCTGCAAAGATTATCGTAAAAGAAGATTTGCAACAACAGAAGGCAGAGCTTGAAACTAGAATAGGAACAGCAGATCCTAATCTACCAAAGACTAATGCAGAGTGGATTGCCTATGCTAAGGAGAGATATAAATATGTGGATCATTCAATGGAGCAATTGGAACTAGGCAGAGTTAATTCTGTTCTTTTAGCTATTAAGAATTTATAAATGGCAGTTTTAGTTTCTAATGGAAATACAAGTCTAAGTACAGCAGGTGGCTTTTACAGAGTAGAGGCTCATAATTTACCGTCTTCTATTACAGCGGGAACATATATTCAATCAGCAGAGCTTGTTTTAAAAGTTTTAACCTTTGCAAATGCTGGGAATTCACTTGGGTGTGTTTGGACTTTCAGGACACAGGCTCATGCAATTCTTAATAATGCCTCAACTTTAACAACCAGACTTCAAGAAGTAAGAACGCCAATAACGATTACAATAGCTACGCCAGGAGTAGGAACTTATGTGGGACATGGAATGGTAAATGGTGATACTGTTAAGATTGAAACAACAGGAGCTTTGCCTACAGGACTTAACACTACAACTCATTATTACATAGTTAATAAGACTGCCGATACATTTGAATTAAGTCTAACTAATGGTGGTGCTTCAATAAATACAACAGGAACACAATCAGGAGTCCACACACTTTGGATAGATAGAGCA